GTCACGTAGTACGGCTTGCGGCCCAGCGGGTCGTAGTTCAGCACAGCGCGGATCACCGTGGAGCCGACCAGCCACACCTCGCAAGGGTAGTTCAGGTCTGGGTCAGGAATCTCTTTCTTTGACAGGCCCCAAGTCAGCAGGTCGCTGCCCTTGACGCTGTCCCACATCTGCAGGGCGTCGATCAGGTCTGTTGTGAAGATGGTCTGCGTGGTGTCCTTGCCTTCAGCCGTAGCTTGGGCGCTGTCAGTCCACAGCCACTCGTTCAGGTTACCCATGTCGAAGCTGTTGAGCACTGAGCGGATCGCGTCGTCGTTGTACCCGGGCACGCCCATCAGAGCTTGCAGGTCTTCGCGGGTCATGCGGTGGCGCTCAACGATGAAGCCGTCCTGAATGTCAGAGGCCCACGGTGCCCAGTAGAGCATGAACGGATCAACACGCTCCCACTCGTTGCGAATCTCTTCAGACGGCACCAGCTGGCCGTTCTGCCAAGCCATGGTCTTGCGCTTGCGCTTCACCGGGCCTTTTAGCACAGCGAAGGGGAATGTCACGATGTCGTCCAAGAACGCGTTCAGCGCGTCGGTCCAGTTACCCTCAATGAGCTGGTCCTCCATCTTGAGTTCCATGCGGTCGACACGCTCGTTGGCTTCCTCGCGCAGACGGCGCATCGCTGCGTCTTTCATCTGGGCTGCGGTCTCGCGCAACTGTGTGGGGTCTGGCATGGGCATGCCCTGCTCCATCATGGCCTGCAACTGCTGCTGCATGCTGGCCATCAGCTCTTGGATCAGCTCAGGGGGCAGTGTGGGCTCAGGTGTCGCTTCGAGGCTCCACGGCTTGTCAGTGCCAGTACCCAGCAAGGTATCCCGCAACCAGCTTGTCGCGGCGCGGCACTTCACTGAGGACAGCTGGATGTAAATTTCCGAGCCGCCTTGGCGTTTGATGTCGGCCAATTTGTCAGGGTCGTACTCGCCGTTGCGTTGGCGCAGACACTGCAGCATGCGCTCTTCGATGGTACGTTTGGCTTCGCGTGAAGACTCCCAGCGCTTGCGTGCATGAGCGGCCAGCCCTTGGATCACAGGCTGAGCCTGCATGTCCGAGTTGCGTTTCTGAGACTCGCGCTCAAGGTCTGAACTGCGAGCTACCGGGATGAGTGCGATGCCTGTTGCCATGTTTGTACCTTTAGATCACAACTCAGTCCACAGAGCTTTGACCAAGCCAGCAGTCGTAGAGTTATCGGTGTTTGTGATTCGTATGTAGTATGTACCCGCTGGGTAGCCGATGGCAAAGTCTTCGCCGCTTACGATGCCAGAGGACTGGTTCGCGTTATCCCCGGTGTTCACTAGAAACAGGTCATTGGTAGTCCCACCAGTAAGTGTTCCACCAGACGTAAATGTACTGGTCGACGCACGAGGTACTGCTGTAGACATGCCGTTCACAGGCATCTTAGGGATACTCTGGTTATAAGTGCCGCCTTCAGTACCGCCAGAGACGATTTCAATTCGCGCTGTTCCAGACATGATCTTTACAGAAAAGGCGTTCAGGATGGTGTCACCGACGACGGCAACTTTGATTATTTCTACAGCGGCTGCAGCCAAAGAAAACTCGTGGAACATGAAATACTGGCTATTGCTGGTCGGACTCAAACCACCACAGTCAACGAACATACGCCCATTCAAACCATGAACCTGCTCGAACGAGTCTCTTTCCGCGTTCAAGTAATTCGTCGTCATCTGGCTCATACAGTCCCCTTACAGTTACCGGGATTGTACCCCCAGCGGGTGAGCGGTCAAGAGTACGAATAACCGGACTTCTTGATTTCGCGTCGGGCGTTGTTAACCGTAGCCCCACGGACGTTCATATCAATGATGGCATCGGCATACTGGTTGGCGTCGTGGACGTGGGAGAACGCGTTCTTATCCGGCTTGTCTTCCATCTCCCCGGACTTTTTGATTTTGTACCGGTAACCGTACCGGAAACCCTTGATGAGCTGGGTACACCCCGGGTCGATAAGGTACATCGCCTTACCTTCCAACTGTTGTACAAGCAAGCGCTCAACTGCCTGAATCCTCTTTTCCGGGTCGTTTGTTGGTGGTCGCTGACATTTGAACCCAGCCTGCTTGACGATATCCACCAACGACATCTCGCCTTGCTGCTGCTTGGCGTACCCAGCCGGGTCAGGAGCTACGAGGAACGAGCACCCCTGCATGTTGTTCGCAATGAACGGATTCAGCTTCGTCCGCAGGAACGTCTCGATGCCCATGTTCTCCGACGTCAGCTCGGCCAGAGTCACTACGCGCCCGCGTGGGTCGCGCTGCTTGAACACGGCTGCCGGAGTGCGCCCGAAGTCCAGACCGATGATGACCGGGTACTCTTCGCTGCGTATAGCCTTGATCTTGTCCTTGGATACGTGGAATTCATGCGTGAACGTCTTCTCGTACACCGGGGTGCCGGACAGGCTGCGCCCATACTCCGAGCGCAGGTACACCCGCAGCCAGTCCTCAGTCTTACCCGGGATGATGTTGGGGTAGTACTGCTTGGGCAGGTGGTTGTAGTTGTCGCACTCGGGGTTGACCGCCCACTCGTTATCGTCCTTGTCCAGCAGCACCTCTTCAGGCTCTTCGCCGAACCGCTCAAGGTACACCTCTGGCTTGAGGATCGCCGCAGGCTGCTTATGTATGGCCCAGTTGCTCGGCGGGTTCTCCATCTTGTCGTGCCACCACGTGTCCTCGTCTGGCATGTTGGTGTCGAACAGCGCACACGACCGGGTGGGCCCCCCGTCCTTGGCTGACGGATATCGGTTCAGACGTGACAGCAGGCCGTCCACAACTTCGCTGTTGAGTTCTCGACTCTCGTTGCCCCACAGGAACGTGGTCTCCAGTGACAGCGCCTTACGCACGTCGTCCGGCGTATCCAACGGGATAAAAATCCATTCCGACTCAACCTGTGTCCCATCTGGCAGTTTGGCCATCAGGATAAACGTCTTCTCCACGGCTTTCCAGATACCAGCCTCACCGGGCGGCAGCCAGTCGAACACCGTCTTACGTGTCGTCAGCGCCAGCTGGTCGGCGGTGTTACGCACGATGATCGCCCGAGTTCTGCGCACACCCTTGGCGTTCGGCGCTTGGCCACAGGCCAGACGCACCAGCTCATGTACGCAAGTAACGGACTTACCGCCACCGACGGGCCCAGCCAGCACCCGAACATAGGATTCATCCAGCATGAAGTTCCGCTGGGTCTCTGTCGGTTTGTATGTGCTGCTCACTTAATCTCCTTGACCTCTGCGTCCAGTGTAACCGGCGTGAGGGTCTGCTGGTTGCTCAGGGATATGGACTGGCCACCTCCCAAGTCGATGCTGATACTGAATCCCGGCCCAGTGTCCTTGACTTTTTCCTCCTTGGGCTCCAGACCTGCGGCCTTGATGAGCGTCTTGAGGACTTCGTGCTTCTGGTTCAAGCTGGCATCTTGGGACGCCGCAGTGACGTACACCTGATCGAGCAACTCCCCGGCCATCCATGCAGCCTTGGCCTTGAACGTGACGCCATTTTTCTCGTACTCGGACCGTTTTACCTGAATTTGGAGCTGAAACCACGGCTGCGCGGCCAACTCTTGGTACTGCTCGACCGACAGACCGTGCCGACTGGCCACGATCAGCTCATCTTCCAGCCCCAAAGCTACCGAGGCTACCATCTCCTCGCTTATCTGCGGGAATGAGGTGTTTTTTGGCTTGTACTCCAGAGGCGTATCGTCCATTGGGGTGTCATCAGCCAGCATTTGCAGTCTCCGCAGCCTGTTTTTGCGTCTCGTCACCTCGCGCTTTAGCTTTTTCCACGGCCTGAGCGTACTTTTCCATGGCAATTCGGGCCATTTCTGCCGACGAAACGCCCTTTTTGGTGGCCATTTGCTTGTATTTTTCGATGAGTTCGGGGGGCAAAAACAGGTTCCAGCGCTTCATTTTTGGTCCTTAAAAGGTGTGTATACACACATTCTACCGGGTTTTTTCGTATTTTTTGTGGTTTTTACGCAACAGGTGTGTATACACACGTCTTGATTTTTTGCTCATGATGATTGAGCGCGTCGTAAGCAGTCGGGGGGCGGGGTGGCCCGTTGGGGGGCCTGTGGGGGGTGGTCGGTTATCAAGGTTGCCTATTGTGTAGGGACTCTGAGTTATCAAGGTTGCCTACATTGAGCGGTGATCGCACCGTTCGCTCCGTGTGAGATTGTTCTTTATCGACTAGCGGCTGGACTTAGGGACAGGTGCGTGCGGATACCTCAGGGTTGATGCGGTCACATGGTAAGGGGCTTTTGATGGAATCCGGTCTTTAAAAATTCGTATTGGAATCCCTATTCAGTGGCGTGAATAGGTGCGTGTGAATAGTCGAGGGCACGCAATCGCATCTCACTTCGGTGGGTTTGTGGTAAGGGGCGAATTAACCCGATAACGCTTGAGTGTGCGCTGTCCATTGGCGGGCAACACACAGGGCGAACGCTTTGTCGAGAGACAACCCGTGATCGAATCATTAGGCCACCCACAAAACCGAGTATCTGAGCATCTGCGGGACGGACTAGGCAAGAACCCTAGAGTCAGACGCACCGTTGAATCACGGTCGCAGGTAACGGTCACCTATGAACAAGGGCCGGTGAGGTCTCGGGCGACACCAAGAACAGCAAGTCGCAAAACCAATTCAACCTATAGCTCATTGGCACCAGTGGGCTATGTGGTGCATTGTCACCGTTCAATCATTCAACACAAGGAAATATCATGGAACTCGCAACTTACACTCCCGCAATCATCAACGTAACTGGCAAAACCAAGACTGAGCGACAGCTGTCTGTCGTGCAAGACTCAAGCCCTTACACCAAAATGGCGCTCGCCAATGCCAAGGGCAAACTTGGTGTAGCCGCACGTAATGGCATCGCCAATGGTGGTGTCCAAGCTCTGGCCAAGCAAGCCGCATGGCCTTCATGCAACTATCGTCCAGTTGGCGAATACTTTGCCGCACAACTCGGTGAGCCAATGGTTATCTCCAATCGTGCGGCTTTCGAGTCACTGCCTGACCAATTCGAGGCACGTATCATGAAGGCCAAGCTGTCCAAGACTGGCGGTATGGTTACCGATAAAAAGACTGGCGCACTCAAGGCAGGTGCGACACTGGCCAAATTGATGGAACTCAAGGCAGTCGCCACTGACATGGTTGCCGATGCTGAGGCGTATTCTGCCGATGCCAAAGCCAAGCAAGCCGCTATCACTGCCTAATGTGTGTATACACACATCTGACTATCCAATTATCCAAGGGGCTTTTGCCCTTGGATAATTAGGTTTCTCTTTAAAATCAAGGGGTTACATCTGCAATTAGACAATTATCCAATTATCCAAGTATTTAGGATGCACATGACGATGCGTGTGTTTGTTCGTGCATGAAGCGCCAAGCGCCACACATCATGAAGCCCCCTAAAATTCCTGACCCCCTTTTTCCGACTTGGATAATTCGACAAGGGTAAACCTTAACATCACCCCGCTAGCCCAGTATCCATGCGGGTTTCGAGCGCCCACCTAATTAGACAAGCCCAATAAATTCTGTCTAATTACCCCATCAACCTTGGATAGGTGTGTATACACACACCATAGGAGTCATCATGTCCCGACACTATTTCATCCTGCCAACAACCGAACGTGTGTATACGCACATGGACGAACCCCTCGATGAGCCGTTCGTTTTCGAGGCCTCAACAGACACAAGTCCATTGGACATGGACGACCCCGAGTTCGCATACCGCGAATACTTGGCCGAACGATTCAGTAGATAACCTACACACCTATAGGTGTGTATACATACATCGGGGCTAGGCGCACACATAGAGTGTGGGCAACAGCTTGGGGGTGGCATCCCCTTAACCCATCAATTCGCCACAACCACCATCACGACCTGAGCAAGTCATTAAAAGGCTCAATCATCATGGACGTCATCGACCTACTCATCCTCATGTACATAGGGGCTGGCATCACTTGCTGGCTGTACTTCATCTTCAAGGAGTAATCCGTGGAATCACCACTCACCATTCGCATCGAACTCAAAGACCAGTATGGCAAGCAGGTCGCATATCCCGTATGCACCAACGCCAAGATATTTGCAGACATAGCGGGAACCAAAGTCCTGACAGATATGACACTCTTACGCATAGCCGGACTTGGGTACAACATCATCACCACCCAGCGAGAATGGAGGAAGCCATGACCGAAGCACAGCTACTGTTCATCAAGAAACACGAAGACTTCCATGCCATGCGTGAGGTGGTGGAGGGCAAAGCCATGACTGAGTCTGACTGGGTAATCCTGCGGGTGCTCATGTCCGCTTCAAAAACGAGCGCAGTGACAAACCCAGACTACGTGCGTTCAATCCTGTACCTACTCAAGAAATACAAATCGACTGTGGTCTTTGACTGCATCAAGCAACTTCAAGAGGAGAAGAAATGACCAGACACACTGACAGAGGCAGCATCCCATCCGTATGGCAAGACGACGGGTTCGGGACACTGCGCCGTATAAACTTTCAGCAACTCATTGCCCGAATCGAATCGGGATGGAGGGAACTATGAGAAAACTCAGACTGACAGCCTTGGCCCTGCTGTATGTGGCCCTGTTCGCCGTACTCTACCTTGACCTGAAGGTATGGAGGCCGGGATGAACTTCATATGGGAGAACGGCGAGGTGTACTGTCGATGCACCGTACGCCCCAAGGTACGCATCAAGACAAAAGAGTGGGATGGTAACTTCGTACCCATATGGGCCGACTCAGTTGGGTTCGTGCGAGTACGCATGGACGGATACGAGGGGCACATCTACGGCACTGTGTCACCTGTACACCCGAAGACATTCGACACCATCGAGCAAGCCAAGGCATATGTAGAGGAGCAATCCCTCATCGGCCTTACAGTAAACAGACTCAACGTGTAAGCACCACGACAGCTTACATAGATACAGTATTCAGGCTACCCCATCGTTCATGCGTCACGCATGGGGGCAGGCATCCAGACGCACACATCCTCAACACACAAGGAAAATCATGCGATACAGCAACATCCGCACATCCGTGCTCTCTCAGTTCAGCGTAGACGGTGGTAACGCCGTTGTTCCATTCATCCTCGGTGCGCCGGGCGGTGGCAAGTCAGCCTGTGCCCGTGACATTGTGC